AATACTCACGCAAATGCGGTAAGTGAAACAGAAGTTATGCGTATTTCTGAATCAGGCAATGTCGGAATTGGTGCATCGCCTGTTGCAATGCACGCAGATTATAGTTTATTACAAGTCGGTGCTGTAGGTACTATATTTTCAAATACGGCTTCTGGTACAGATAAATCTACATATATTGGAAACAATGTTTTTAAGCATACTGATGGCAGTTGGGATACTATAGTAAATGATGAGCAGTCATTATATGAACAGCATGGTGGAGTTCATTATTTTTACACAGGAGCGGCTCATGCGAGTGTATCTAGTTTATCAACAAAAATGAAAATAGATACCAACTCCCGAATCTCACTAAGTAATAATGATGCTGGTGCTGGCAATACAATCTTTGGTTATAAAGCAGGTGCGGCTGTTTCTGGTGGTGGAAATTCCAACTTGTTGATAGGATACGAAGCAGGGAACGATTTGACAACTGCTGATGGTAATGTTGTTCTTGGGTATCAAGCATTTAACCAGGCAACAGATGACTGCGACCAGAATGTTGTAGTTGGTAATTATTCAATGGGTGGAAACATTGCAAGTAATGATGTAAGTGATTGTGTTGCTATAGGTTATAATGTTATGTCTGGAGTATTAACAAGTAACGCAAGCGGCACGGTTGGTATCGGTTCAGGGGCTTTAGTCGCATTGACGTCTGGAGCTGGAAATGTGGCAGTCGGACACGAGTCCCAAAAAGCAAACACGACAGGAAGTTACAACATCGCTATAGGACATAAGTCTATGGAAGTTCACGATGGCGGATTAAGAAATATTGCGATTGGAGCATTTGCAATGAGAGATACAGATGCTGGTTCAGTATCTAAAGCATCTGATGATTGTGTCTTTATAGGATACGGTTCTGGTGTCGGTACTTGGGCAAATCAAGACTGTAGTAATATAGTTGCAATAGGTTCTAATACATTAGCTGGAGCATTGGCAGGCGATACTGCTGATGGTGCTGTTGCAATTGGGAAGGATGCTCTTAAATCATTGACAACTGGTGCTGGGAATGTTGCAGTCGGATACCAAGCACTCGATGCCGAAGTTGATGGAGATTACAGTACTGCTTTAGGATACCAAGCCTTAACTACTCAGACAGGGATAGATGGAAAGGTTGGTAATACAGCATTAGGCTATCAGTCTGGTTTGGATATGACAAGCGGTAGATATAACACTTTGTTGGGCTATCAGTCTGGAGCAAATCTAACTTCAATGAATCACAATACTGCTCTTGGAATGGAAGCCCTTAGAGATTCTTCCTTAGTAGACGAAACTGTAATTATTGGTTCACAGGCTGGTATGGCGGCAATGACGGCTACCGCTGATGGTACTGTGGCAGTAGGATATTCGGCTCTTAATGCATTGACATCGGGTACTGGAAACGTCGCAGTAGGAAAGAATACATTATTAGTTAATACTGATGGGTACTGTAATACGGCTATTGGTTTTGAAGGTTTAAAAGCAAATGTCAGTGGAGCGGCAAATACGGCTGTAGGGTATCAAGCTCTTTTAGCCGCTACTGGAAATAATAGCACTGCGGTAGGTTATCAAGCCCTTAAAGGAATTATCGGTGGTGCTCAAAACACAGCAGTCGGACAAGAAGCATTAAAAATAGCCACTACTGAAATTGGTAATGTCGTAGTGGGATATAAGGCTGGTGAGTCAATAAGAAACGATGCCTCTGACTATAATGTTATAATGGGGCATCAAGCATCTGTGGGTGGAACTGGATCAAGGTCACAATCTATTGCAATAGGCTATAGAGCTTGGGGTAATGGCGGTTCATCGAATGATGTTGGAGGTACTGATAATGTATTTATAGGGTCTCAAGCTGGTGGTGGTACTTGGTCTGGAGGTGCATCTACTAAAAACATTGCCATAGGTTCTTATGCAATGGATGCGGCTATGAACGGGTCTTATGGTAACATTGCAATAGGATATGATGCGTTAGGTGCATTAACACACGGAGATTCTAATATCGCAATAGGTGCTTATATGGATGGAACATATAAGGGGCCAATGGATGCTAATACAACTGGTTCTGAATGTATAGCAATCGGTTCAGGTGCATTAATGACAGCGAATGAAGATGATAATGATGGTACTATTGCTATTGGATATGGGGCTTGTAGAGTTCAGGCTGGTACTGGAGGAGACCAATATGATAATGCGACAACTGCCGTAGGGTATAAAGCATTAACTGCCCTCACGACTGGTGCTGGGAATACGGCTGTGGGGTATCAAGCTGGTCTGACTATATCAACGGGAGAACGCAATACTATTTTAGGTTATGAGGCTTTGGATGGAGCTTCAACCGAAACGGATGATAATGTTGCAATAGGTTGGGGAGCTATGAGTGGTTCTATTGCAACAGAGGTTGTAAATGACTGTGTTGCTGTTGGTAGCCAAGCCTTAGCTGGCAATTTAGACAGTACCAATGGACAAGACGAAGCTTCTGGAAGCGTTGCAATAGGAATGGCGGCTCTTGGTTCACTTACAACTGGGCATGGAAATACAGCAGTTGGATGGAAGGCTATGTTTGAAGAGGGAACAGGGAGTAACAATACTGTTGTTGGGTATGGTGCGATGGATGACTCTCTTACAAGTTTAACAAATAATGATAATACATTCATTGGTTATCATTCAGGTGGAGGTACATGGGTAGGTACTGCAAGTCTTGGTAATGTTGCTGTAGGTAGTCAATCCCTCGATGCTAATTTAAACGATTGTAATTACAATGTGGCTTTAGGAAGAAGGGCGGCTACCCAATTAGTAAGTGGTGATGCTAATATAGCAATCGGACCTGATGCTTTATATAGTTCCACAACTGTAAATAAGTGTGTTGTAATTGGAGCAGATGCTGCTCAAGGAGCAATGACAGTTGATGGAACAGTAGCAATAGGATTTTCTGCTTTAAATTCATTAACGGATGGTGCTGGAAATGTGGGCGTGGGGTATAATGCTGGGAAATTATTATCAACTGGAGATGGGAATACTGCTATCGGTTATGAATCGTTATTTACTGAAGATTTAGGTTTTGGCACTACTGCTATTGGTTATAGGGCGTGTTATTATCAAAATTCAGACGATAGTGATGAAGTCACAGGAAATACAGCGGTTGGTTATGCCGCACTTCATGTAAATGTGGATGGGCAGTTTAGTACCGCTGTTGGTTATCAAGCATTGCATGATATGGAACCTACAGGAGACAATACTGGTCATAACACAGGATTAGGATTTAGAGCAGGTAAATATATACATACTGGTCTTGATAATACTTTCGTAGGTGCTAATGCTGGTGAAGGAATTATTGGTACTAAATTAACAGGAAGTAATAATACTGCAGTTGGTTCAAGTGCTGGAGTTGAACTTGAAGGTGCTGCTCATTCCAATACTTTTCTTGGAACTTTAGCAGGAAATACAACTGAAACTGGTATTGGGAATGTTTGCTTAGGCTATAATACTGAAACATCTGCTGACAATTCTGAAGGACAGTTTGTAATTGGTAACAACACTACTGGTATTGCTAACTATACAGCAACTATTGGTAATGGCTCAAATACTGCATCATTAGGAATAGATGGTAGTGACACATCTTGGGCGGCAGCATCATCAGATGAAAGATTAAAAGAAAATATTGAAACATCTCTTGCTGGTCTTGGATTTATTAATGACTTGAGACCAGTTACATATAATTGGAAAAAAGCAAAAGATGTTGATGAAAGTTTACCACAGTATAAAGATTCTGATGAACCAGTATTAGGCAGGGAATATGGAGAAACATTACATGGATTTATTGCTCAAGAAGTAAAGCAAGCAATAGATAACCATGAAGAACTAGCTGATGGTTTTAAAATGTGGAAGTTAAAAGATGATGGTACTCAAACTGTTGCTGATGGAAACCTTGTCCCAATGTTAGTAAAAGCAGTACAAGAATTATCTTCAAAAGTAGAAGAATTAGAAAAGAAATAATTAACTAACAAGGAGTCAATAATGGCTAAAGAACAAAAAGAAAAGCCAGTCTTGAATCTTGATGGAGAAGAATACATCATCGAGGATATGACTGATTCACAAAAAGAACTTGCAGGTCAGGTTGCATTAAACCAAGACCATGTAAGGGATGTACAAAACAAGCTGAATACAAATGCTTTCATGAGACAGCAATTAGTTGAATGTGAAAAAGTATTTGTAGAGAAGTTTCAAAAAGGTTTAGCAGAGCTTAAGAAAGCCCTAGAACCTGAAGTTGTTGAGGCTGAAGTAGAAGCATGATTGTAAGAAGGTGTAGTCAGGGTCATCGAGTGAGACTCCATAGAAATACAACTCCAGGTGCGACCAGAGTAAAGACATACCCAGATGGATCAAAAGAGACTCTGACTTATCCTTCATCGTATACGTACTTCATAGATGTAGATGGTGAAATAGTAAAGAAAACAAATAGTTTTAAAGTAGCAGAAGAATTTTATGTATCAGAATGCGCAAAAAAGCATGGGGATGGTCATGGTAGATTGGTTATAGGAATCCATCATATGGTTAATGGTGTTGCTACTACTCAATCAGACTACCCTACTGATGCAAATACAAAAGCAGAAATAAAAGATTTTTACGATAAGCGTAATATTTCCTATGGTTCTAGTGAAACAAAATCAGAATTATTATCTAGGATAACAGGACTTACACATCGTGGCAACCAAGAAGTTTCAAAACATATAAAGGTATAATAATGATAAAAAAGATAATGGCTGTAGTGATTGCTCTTTCATTCGCAGGGGCGACTCCTGAGTATCCAACTCAGTATGAAGAACTTGCTTCTAGTGAGCAAGTTAAAAAGAAAAAGAAGAAGGGAAAGAAGATTTCAGGTAAAGGTAAAAAGAAAAAGAAAGGTTTTTTCTCAAGAGTATTTGGTTCTAAGTAGTGAATAACCCTATTGCAAAATTAGTCTCTTGGCAACAAAGCACAGGTCAGTTAGATAGTTGGACATCATATCATCTGGCTGCAGGCGCGTTCTTATGTAAGATATTTCAATGGATGCACTGGAGTGATTTCTGGTGCGTAATGGGTGTATTTATCATAGGTGTCTTATGGGAAATATTTGAATGGGTAATTGAAGATTGGAGGCCGTATGGCTCTAAAAAGAAATGGGCCTATAATACAGCATCAGACTTGCTAGTTGAGACGGCAATTGCTTGGTGGATGGTTCTTTGAGTGAAAAGCCTAATACCGCCAGAAGTTATAGGGCTACTGTTCTTGATGATAACGCCATTGTTAGTATTAACATTAAGTGGTTATGTCAGATTGCAGTTCTTATCGCAATGTTGGTATATGGCTATTGGCAAGTTGAAACTAGGATTGCAAGCCTTGAGAATAAGGTTACTTTTGCTGATGAGCAAATTGGGGATTTACTTAGCAAACATATCGTGGAAGAAAGGGTTGAGCGAGAAGAGTTGGCAGAGAAAGTAGCGTTCTATGAAAAGGAATTTAATATTAACCCCTTTAGTTGGGGAAAGCGGAAGAAGAAATAATGGACTTTATGGCAGTATACGGGGAAGCTGGAATGATAGGTGTAGTAGGCGTTATGTTCGTCTACCTAGTTATATCATTATCGAAGAAGAGCGAGGCACAACAGCAAGCATTAGAGAATTTAAAAATTGAAAATAAAGGGCAATCAGAAACTTTAGAAAATATGGAGGGTATGATAATAAAATTGATTACCAGATGGAACCAATCTGATGATAAACTTGATAGAAAGTTTGATGCCATGACTAAAGAAATTAACGACTTAGATAACCAAGTATCTGAAATGAAAGGTTCTCTGAGTAGAATAAATGGAAAACATTAATGGATAGTTTAAAAGTATCAGCAGTATCATTCACAAATTATGGTGTTTATCTTGCTGAGATAAATTTATTCCTACAATGCGTTGTCGCAATGATGAGTATTGTATATCTTGGGCATAAAATAATTAAAATAAAAAGGGAAAAATGATGGATATTAAATCAATGCTAATCAAACTTGCTGAACAGCAAGCAGAGAAGATGCAAGAAGAAGCTGTTAAGCATTTAAGTTCAGACGAGATGTCTGAAAAGATTGCCACTGCTATTAATAAAAAAATAGATATACCATTTGTCTCAGAAGATAAAGAGCAGATCTTTTTCGAGAAGATGGTAGATGTAGTTACTGATGTAATAGAAGGTTTATTCAAAGGTAAGTGATGCCGAAGTTCGGAAAAAGAAGCAAAGAAAGACTACAAGGTGTTGATGCTAAGTTGGTAAATGTTCTTAATGAACTCATAAAGATAATGGATGTAACCATAATCGAAGGATTGCGTAGTGGAAAAAGGCAGGAAGAGCTGTTGGCTAAGGGGGCTACAAAGGTTAAGTACTCAAAGCACATGGAAGGCAAAGCAGTTGATCTCGCCCCCTACCCAATAGATTGGAAAAACAGAGATGGGTTTCACTATATGGGTGGTATGATTCGTGGTATAGCACAACAACTTGGAGTTAAAGTTCGTTGGGGAGGAGATTGGGATTCCGATGGTGATGTTAAAGATAATGGTTTTGATGACCTAGTTCACGTGGAAATACTTGATTAATGCCTAAAAGGAATTACACATTAAGAGATTGGGCGGGTGGAATAAATAATAGGAAAGACCCGAGAGATATACCTGAGAATGAAAGTTCATTCATACAGAATATGTCTATTGATGCTTTAGGTAAGATAAAGACAATGGGTGGAATATATGCACATAGTAAGGACGCAGATGGCTCTACGGATATGAGTCAATATATAGTAAATAGAACTTGCGGTATTGGTGGTTCTGGTGGGTATGGTTTATTCTATTTTGAATCTGACCATAGCCGTGACTATGATAGTAGTATAACTGAAACTAAGTCTGGTACCGCATTAGGTTTAGGTACTTCTGCTAGTGGTAATGTAGGTAAAATAAATTTCACTAGAGTTAAAAGTACAACTGATACTCCAGCTGATATACCTGAGAGTGGTTTATAATGCCTTTACCATCAGATAGTTATATGACTCTTGTAGGTGGATTGAATGCTACTAATAGCACTATATACACTGGGAGCCTAATAAAGATAGGCGATGTTGTAAAGATAAGTGGTACTGCTAGCAATAATGGTACATTCACTGTTACCGATATAATATCTAATGCTAGTACAGCAGAAGCATCTGGTACAACATTTACTGATGCTACTTGCGATACAACAAATACAGATAGGACTGTTACTCACGATGCTAACTCTCAAATAGTAGCAGGATTATCAGTAAGTGGAACAGGTATTCCAGCATCAACATATATTTCTTCAATAACAAATTCGACTGAATTTGAATTAAGTAAGGCTGCTACAGCAAGTAATACCAACACCACTCTTACATTTGGGGATATGGATATATACTACACATTGAAAGGTGGAACCATAACTAATGAAACTTCTGCTACCTCAACTGATCCTCAGATAGAGGTTATAAGAGCACCTGGTGATAAACTAGTTGCGCTTGGAGATGTTGATTCTGCTAATGGCGTTGATATTTGGTCAGATAATGCTACTACTGATTACGCTGGTACTAGTCCTGCTAGTGCTGATGGTTGGGAGGCTTCTGCTATTAGCCCAACTTTAAGTGGTGATGATGCTAAGTATATATACCATTTCGCAGATGAAGCATTAAGAGTTTGCAATACTAATGAAGAAAACACTAGTATGGTTAAGTGGTATGGATACATACAAAGGCAACAATTCAATAATCAGAAAGGTGCTCTATTTGCTGAATGGCAAGAGCATCCTAATTCCTTAGCGTCTCCAAAGATAGCACAGGGTACTTTCACTTATTGTTATGGACATACTACACACGATGGTTCTGATAATGCTGCTAGTTATTATCAAAATAATAGAGGGGTTGCTAGGGTTAAGAAAGATAGTACAAGTGACTTGAGATTAAATGGTTCTCATAATGACTCTACGACAGCATTTACATTTGAAAATTCAACTCCAGCAGATATTCTAGACCAAGCATCAACAGGGGAAGTTATAACTATTGACGAAGCACTTGGTGACTTTCCTAAGGAATTCTTATTTTGCAAGAAAGAAGCAGCTGCTGAAGGTCAAACTACAATAACATATAGTAGGGCTTATGGTGGCGCTTTAACTGGTGGAACTGCCCCAGATACATACTCAGATCAAGATACACCTATTATAGAACGTGGTCTAGGATTTAATATAGCTGTAAGTGATGGAAGTGAAAAAGGTGAATGGGAAGATGGTACTTATGAGTTCTATCAGTCATTCGTATACGATGGCAATCAAGAGTCTATACCAGTTCAAATGGGTAATGGTGCAAGTACTATACTTACATTTACTCACACAGCCGCTGGACAAAAATCACTACAATTATCTATATTTGCAGATGTGGTTTATAATGGTAGGATAACTGGTGGAAGGGTTTATACGAGATTAAGTGGTACTGATGATGACCTTATATTGATAGCAGATATAGATATAGTTAAAGGTGTTAGGACTACCATGGAGGGTGATCATATACCTTGGACATATGATTCTGATGCTGATGATGGGTATTACTTTGAGGGTGATGCTACTGGTAACATACCTAGACCAGGTATAGATACTTATACTACGATAAATGGTTTTGGCCCTGATGTTAATTTTGTAGCCATAGGTGGTAAGGGTGAGATATATAAGTCTTCCGTAGTTGCGAACAGAAGAACATTTATTGCTAATGTAAAAATAAAAGGAACTGGTGGGGAGTTAGAGAAGTTTGGTGATAGAATAATGTATAGTGAGTTGGGTAAGTTTGATACATTTGTAGAGCATAATTTCATAGATGTATCCAAAGGTGATTACGGTGAATATACTGCCCTTGAATCATATGCTGATAGGTTATTAGCGTTCAAGCATAATCTTGTTCATATTATAAATATAGCAAGCCCTAGTGTATCTAATTGGTATCTTGAAGAAACGGTAAAACATTTCGGAGTTAACTTTCCATTTAGTGTAACTAAAACAAAGAATGGAATAGCATGGGCTTCAGATGATGGATGCTATCTATACGATGGTTCAAAGGTTAATAATCTTATTGATAGAAAAATAGCAGTTAGTATGGCTTCATATACAGGAACAAATGTTAATTGGCAAAGTTGGTATCGTGGAAGCGCATTGACTAAGGATGTCATGTTAGGCTATGATCCTATAAGTAATTCTCTTTTAATGGTAAGAAGTCCAAATGATAGTACTACTACTTCAAATACTGGTTGGATATATGACTTTGATAGTAGAGGATGGGTTTATCATAATAGTTTATTTTCAGATAGT